CGCCGGTCACAACATCGCCTATAGTTCTACCAATTTCGGTGCCCACACCTGTGCCTTCAGGTGTTTGGTTGGCATTGTCGTAAGCAATGGTCATTTCAATTGTGGCTGCTTCGTTGGTGCCGTAGTTGAGATCACCATAGTTGGCAGCTTTCAAATAGCAACCATACAGTTCCCAGGTTTCCAACACAACTGGTGTATTAGCACCGTTGCCACCGTCTAGTATTTCCACCTTGGTCAAGAACTTGTAATCAATACCAGAAGCTGCTGAACTCATTTCCAAAAAGTCCATTTGTTTCTGTAGTTGTTCACCAATCAATCGACTCACAGCACCTGATGCATCATCACGAATTGAGCATGTGGTATCTGCCCAGGCGTGACGGCCTGCCAACTTCAACGTTGAGTTGTAAATGGGCAGTGCGATTTCTTCAAAAGTCAAATTGGGGCGGGTAAAACTTATGACTTGTTTGGTCAATTCGGTTCTTGGTGTGCTCACTCCAAAATTTTCAAACATCACTCTAAAGCGATATTTGAGTTTGGGCATCAACAGACCTTGTGTGGGCGAGCTTTGATCGCTGGCCAAGGGTACTGTCATTCTCTGTAATGATGAAACTGCCATTTGTTATATCTCCTGTTGTTTTATTTACCTGAAATGGAGGCCTGATTCAAGCCTCCTGTTTCATCACCCTGCTGTGCCGCCTGAAATTTCACCAGTGTTCTTGATACGCAGCGGAATGTAGATAAACTCCACAGCTTTCACTGGCTCAATAGCAATGTCAACATACAACTCATTACGATCAATACGTGCTGGTGTGTTGTTGCTCAAATCACAAACTACCAAATAGTCATAAATGGCTCGTTTGGCAATCAAGTCAATCATCAGACTGTTGACGGTGTTGGTGATTTCATTTCGAGTGATCTGATCATTTGGTTCAAACAAGTACAGTTTGCCAATCTCTTCAAGTCGACCACGCAAGAATGCTACCAGTCTAGCAACGTTGATACGATCCAGGGCTGTGGTTGCGCCTTGACGTGTTTTGTTACCAAAGTTGGTTATACCAATACCTGGAATAAAGGTAATGGGGTTGATATTGTTTTCATACAATATGTCTCTCACGCTTTGTCCTACTGCAAGTTGTTGGAACTCGCCGGATTGTGCATCAATGTAGCCGATGGCAGTTGCGTTGTCAATCACACCACGGCGTGTGCCAGCAGGTGCCAACCATGGGTAGCTCACAGCATCACTGCGCAATATGGTGCGAATCATCATGTGTGTGGGCGGTGCTACCACAGTGTTGCCTGACAGATCAGTGGTCTGGCATGATGGGTAGAACACCGCTGCATAAGGTGAACCAATGATTAATCCGTCATCTGTTGACACTCCAAGTCCGCCGTTGTTGGTAGCATGTTCCACCAAGGCGTTGCCAGTGTTGGGCAAGCGCATGGGGGTATCGCCCACCACAAACAGTGTGTTGGAACGTTCGTTACTGAGTGCAACCAGATTGACCAGCAGTTCGGGATAAGCAGGAGCAGCAATCAAGTTGAATTGATTTTGTTCTTCACGTGCATCCAGGTTAGTGTCAATACCAGCTTTCATGGCAGCCACAATCAACTTGCGCTGTGCCAGACGGCCCGCATACATGGCACCGTCATCACGCAGACCTGATGCTGTGAGCCAGGTGCTTTTGACTGAGGGTAGTGCATCGTCAGGGAATGAAGTGGCGTTGAAGTAGTTGCTTTGGAAACTCTTGACATTGTATCCAGATCGACGCATGTTCCACATCAACATGCCCTGGGGAAACAGTGCAGGATCAGGAGCGTCTATGTCCAAATAGTTGCTGGTCAACAAACTTTGAATACTAGGGAATGGATCACTCACAGGATCTGTGGTGCCATTGCCAGCCCAGCGAGCATCAGCAAACAATATGCCGTCTGAAGTGACTTGATCAGTGTTGTTGATCAATACCCATTGATCTTGACCGTCTACTGGTTGCCAGCGATACAACACAGGATAGTTTTCTAAGTCGCTGGTGTCCAGCCAAATATCACCGTATACCAGTGGTGATTCAGCTGCGTCATTTTGTGTTGTAGGTTCAGTGGCACTCACAATTGGTCCTGACTCGTTGGTGAGACTGAGGTCAAAACCACGAGTGTCATTGGTGACATTTTGATAACCTCTCCAGGCGCCGTTGTCTTGAATCATGATGTCCACATCACTGACACTGCTGTAGTACCACAAACGACCAGTAGCTGGATCTTGATCGGGCGCAGAATCCGAAGCCACATAAGTGAACAAATCGGTGCCAACCCAGTTGCTTAAAACCAGTACTGTTGTACTAGTCTGGTCAGTGTGAACTTTGGGAGTGGCAGTTGTAAATCCTGCTGTGGTTATGGGCGTGCCCGTTACAGGTTCCAAATAGATAGAGCCGCCCTGACTGTGAGTAAACACAATGTTACCGGCACTGTTGACGCTGGCACTGACCGAGGGAATGTTGGCTGCACTAACACTAGCAATAAAATTGGCCACACTAGTGCCAGTGAGAGTTACCGTATAAGTACCTACTGCAGATGAGCCTGCACTAGTAGAATACAAATTGAATGAATCTGCTGCAGTGAACAGTGCATCGCCATCAATGCCAGGTGTGGTGGTACCTGTCACAATAGTAGCGCCAAATGCCGCACGTTCCCATATGGTAAAAGCAGCATTTGGTACCGTTGCGGTAACATATTGTTCCACATCGTACTGTACATAGGTAGTGCCCACAGGAATATTTTTGCCGCCACCTGTAGGATCAAAAGCATTATTGACTGTGCCGTCATAGCTAAACACAAGACTGGTTTGTGATACAAACACGTCCAAAGCAGCGTCGTATTTTTTCAAGTTCAAACTCATGCCGTTGCCTACTGCACTGATATTCTGCCAGATGCTACCTGTAGGTGCCGGACTGGTGTCCGTTGATCTCCAACGTGGTGCCTGGAAACTGTAGGCCGGCAAGTAGTCAGGGGCACGATACACAATAGCACTGATACCCAAGGCACTCAAAAGAGCTGCACTGCTGACATTACCCAGCTCAATGCTGGCAATACCTCCAGTGCTGCTGCTACCATCGTTAGTGGCTGCACTGTCAGCAAAAATAGTGAGTCTACTGCTTTCAGATGTGGCTGACACACCAGGAATGCTAGCTGCTGTGATGGCTGCTGCAAAGCCTGATACAGTGTTGTTGGGACTAGCAGGCACAGTGACCAAGGTATCATTGATAAAAAAGTTTGCGCCGACTGTTAGAGTGGCGCCGACCACAGAGTTGGTGCCTTGCACTGTGGGCCAAGAATTTTTCCAGGCATCTGATCCCAGCAATACCCACTGATTGATAGCATTTTTATAGTAATGTTGGTTGGCCAGACTCACTGCACTCACAGCATAGTCACCAATACTTCCAATAGTGTCTAGCGGAGTATAATCATCATTGGCATAGTCAACCACATCTGCTGTGTCTGTGATAACAATAGGCACTTGATTGGTAAATGTGTCAGAGGTCTGATCCCATTCAAAAATTCCCCAGTTACTGGTACTAGTGTCCAGCCAGTAAGTACCGTTGTCGGCATCGCCAGTGGGACGACTCAAACTTGCAGTTAACTCTGTAAGATCAATATCTACACGCTGCACATAGGCACGATTTGTAACGCCCAGTGCAGAGTACGCTGCCAACAACCCGTATTCGTTGAGTTCGTAACCATTGATGGGTGTGCCAGTAGTGGTGTTGTAAAAGAATGGCACGCCAAATGTTGCTGCCAAATCACGTTGACTGGTGATAAGATAAGTTTTGTTTGCATTGGCAGCGGTTGTGCCTGCTGCTACACCTATACCAGCTGCATCAGCTTTGTTTTGTGCTGTTGCCACTAGAAAATAAGGGACTGTGTTGACAGCGGAAGGGATATATTGACTCTCATCAATTACTGTTACTTCTACGCCTGGTGATACTAGTGCCATGGTTGATTCCTTTTCAAGTTATGGATATTTATTGGCATATCCAAAAAAAGGGGTTTTACGGTGGCCTATATATAGGTCCGGTGGCTAAATAGCTGTATGAGACCCATGTGTAAAGTATGTGATGTGCGTTCTAGAGCTATTGCTTATCACAAGTATGATCGAGTTTACTATCATTCTCGATGCAGTGTGTGTATACGTAAAAACAAAAAACTCAAACCACCAGTGCCACGCTGGCAAAGTGAGGGCTACAAAAAAAAATCACATTGTGATCGTTGCGGATTTCGAGCGAGATTTACCAGTCAGCTGCTGGTGTACCATGTGGATGGAGATCTCAACAATACTGCATTGAGAAACTTGAGAACAGTTTGTAGAAACTGTGTGGAGGAAATTGCCCGAACAGAAATTACTTGGCGAGCGGGTGATCTTGAACCAGACGCTTAACTAGACACAAGTTGCTTGACCTGCTGATACAAGTCATCCAGTGTGCCGTTGTTGTCTAGTACCACATCAAATTGAGTGCCAACCCAGGCAGTTTCTGAGTCATGTACCCCTAACTGTGCTAGTCGGCGCCCACTCAATGCCCATGTTGAATTGCCGTCGGGCCCACGATTACGACTCACAGCCGCATCGTACCACTCAGGTTCGGGACCGCGCACCACACGCACCACCAGGCCACCTGATTGTTTGATAGCTCGAATTTCGTTGGGAAATCTGCAGTCGCTTATGACCACATCGTCTTTTGAGTTGCGCAGTTTGTTTTCTAGGCTGGCAATCCAGATGTCATCGTGGAAGTTCTTACGGCATACTTCTGTGCCCCATTGTTGTAGAATGTAACGTGGAGTCAAGTGTGGTATGCCCAAGCGGTCGGCCCACCAGGGATCAACTTGTTCACGCCACTCACGAGCCTGTTTTGTGCGCCCTTCCAGCATGGTTCTGTCCCAGCCAAACACCTGTGCCACAGCGTCTTTTAATGTGTTGGCAAAACTTTCTCGTCGGAAGTGATGTAGATTCACAAGATAGTCTGCAATGGTATCTTTGCCTGAGCCAATAAATCCACAAATTCCAATAATCATGCCAGTTCCTTGATGTTCAAATGTCGCAAGGTTGCTTGTAGCATGTCAATTTGTCTGCGGCAGTCTTCCAGCGCATGATGGCTGGTAGGCGGCCGGGGCAACCCTGGATACAGCTTATATACCGTTCGTGCATCACAGATTTTATAATATTGCCAGGGCAAGGGTTTGCCGTAACTCTTGTAAGCATG